GCTAATAGTAAGTATGCACAATACTTTGATACTATAAAGTATAACATAGCAGTAGTATTCAATGGTGCTATGCCTATCTATTACAAAGGTAGAGAGGTAATCAATGGAGACGAAAGTGATATAAGATTTATGGACAAACCCAATGTAGTGGTTGGTCTTAAAGCAAAAGGTAAAGCAAGACAGGATATGTCAGGCTTTGTAATACATGTATAGGAGAAGATGATGATAACTATTGAAAGAATAAAAGATATTGCAGACGATATTATTGCAGATACAGAATGGGTAAATGATACTCATACTGAAGCTGAACATAATGGAATTGTAGATGGTTTGAATAGGTTAATTGAACATTTAAAAGAAACTGAGGAGGTAGATGATGATTAAAGAAATATTAGAAGACTTAGAAATGGTCGAAGACGATTTATATAAACACATAAATAAAAATAAATACACATCAGAAGGTTTAAATGATACAGCTTTTATGGTGGGTGTAGCTATGCGTAAATTAATTGAGCTTGACAAACAACTAAAGATACTGTAGAATGTATCACAAAAAAAGGAGAAAGAAATGAAAGGAATATTAATAAATCCATTTGATGAAACAATAAAAGAAGTAGTATACACAGGAAACTTCAGAGAAATCTATGACTTAACAGATTGTAGAACTTTTGATTGTGTTAGACTTACTATTGAAAATGATATGTATATAGATGATGAAGGTTTACTTATAGATAATCAAAGATACTTTAGTATTAAAGATAGAAACTATGCAGGTAAAGCTTTGATACTATCACATGATGATGAAGGAGATAGTGCAAGTACAACTTTTACTTTAGAAGAAGTTAAAGATATGATAGAGTGGTTGCCTGAAGGACACAAAGAAACACCATACATAGAATTTAGAGAGTGGGTGTAGATGAATTCAAAGCAAATTAAAAAGCTTAGAAAGCTAGTCAAACCTATACAAATTGAATGGTTAAAAACTTTATTGCCCGAAGACCAAGCTAATACAATTACTATTGACAATGTTGAGGGACTACTCCCTGAACAGACACATGCTTTTGGTCAAGGACAATTACATATGTCATACATGACAGACAAATGGGTAATGAAATATTTAAAACAATATCCACACATAAAAACTTTTAAAGAATTACAGGAGATAACTAAGAATGACGAATGAATATATGGTAGAAGTTATTAACAATAACGAACATACTTTTTTAAAATCTTATGGTAGTACAGTAGAAAATATTGTAGATAACATGGTAGATTTAATAGGAGTATCAAAAATAATATCAATTATAAATATTAAAACAAAAGAAGAATGGGAACTGCATGAAGATATAAATTTTTTACGACATTTAAAAAATCAAATACCTGATAACATAGAAATGTTTTTTGAAGTAAGAGAAGACAATGACACAACACACTAAAATAGTAGAAAAACAAAAAGAAAAATTAAAACAAGAAAGACTTGATAACACTATTAAATTTATAGAAGTTACTTTTAAAAATGGTAAATGGAATAAAGAAATTACAGGTTATAATAGTGGAAGGATTGTAACTAAATATAATGATAAAAGAAAAAAGGAGATAGTAGAATATGAATTATAAAAAAGAATGGAAGTTATTTAAAAAAGAATTTAACTATAGAGATGCTACATTTCTAGCTTTGATAGGTATATTATGTATTGCTTTAGTAACTTTAAATATTACAATGGTAGAAACACAAGAAGATGTTTGTTGGGACATGATTAAAAGAATGTCTAATTCAAAGATAGATATATAGGAGTATAATATAATGGAAGGCTTTACAAGAATGACAGCTGAAGAATATAGAACCTTTAGTGATTGGATTGGTAGACACGGACATGAGATGTATGAGAACAAAACATCTTATGAATGTAGATGGGATAAAGATAATTACTTTTATGTTAAACTATGTGATGAAAGTATTTATACATTAGATGATATAATGCTTGACATTCAAGAAGAAATAGTGTAAAATGTGCAACATGACATTGAGTAACCAAAGAACTTTAAGCCCTCTATCTCCAAATGTAAACGATTTGGTTTGGCTTCAGTCCATAACTTCGAGAGTAGTTAGCTCCAAACTCTCCCAATTTTTAACGAACTATTAATAACAAACCGTAGGAGGTAAATATGATAGTAGAAGGAACTGCGTATTGGGCAAGTATTAAAGAGCCTAATACCACATTTGAACCAATGTACACAGTCAACTTAGTTGTTGATGAAGAGACTGCGAATGACTTTGCAACTCGTGGACATACCATTAAGCAGATGGATGAAGGTTCTGCTATAGTAATCAAACGTAAAGTCAATGGACCAAATGGAATGGTCAGGGTTGCACCTAGATTACTAGACCAAAACAAACAGGAAGTTAATCTTGCTGTAGGAAATGGCTCTAAAATTAGAGTTCAATATAACGAATACGATTGGGAATATGCAGGTAAGGCAGGGAAAGGTCTCGACTTACAAGCTGTTCAGATTGTAGATTTAGTAGAATACAAAGCCCAAGACGGCTCTGAATTCTTTGATGAAGACGAGGAATTTTAATATGATAATTACTATTAATAATGACGATGGTGAATCAATCTATGATGTTTCTAAGATTGAAGACGAGCAAAGAAAAGCAGGTGCTAGTGTATCTATCAGTAAGATAGGTACTTTAAATGTACTAGTTGAAGCTTTAAACTATGCTTCACAAGGACATCAGAATAATCTTGAAGCTGTGCTGAAAGAAAGTCCTGAAGCTATGGTTGAACAAGAAGATGAAATTGTTGATGAATTAGATGTGGAGGACGAAGACACTACTGAAGATTCTGATTAACTATAACTCGGCTAGGTGTAAAAGCCTAGCCACATTTCTAAAGGAGATAGAATGCAACAAGAACAAACCCACTTTATTAAACACAAATTACCCTGTCCTAAATGTAGTAGCAGTGATGCTGTATCATTAAATGAGAACGGCTCTGCTAAATGTTTTAGTTGTAATACATTCTTTACAGACTATGAGAATGAATCAACAGGTAAAGTAGTTGAGATGACTAGTAAACCTAAACCTGATAATACATTTCTTACATCTTATACTGGTGCTTATGGTGCTTTAACTGACAGAGGTATCTCTGAAAATACAGCAACTAAGTTTGGTGTTAAGATAGTAAAAGATAGAAACAATAATGTGACCCAACATATCTATCCATATTTTAATGGTAATGAAATTGTCGGTACTAAAACTAGGTTTGTATCTAACAAAGGATTTATTACTAATGGTACCTTTGAGAATACAGGTTTATTTGGAGAGCAACTGTATGGAAATACAGGTGGTAAGTACCTGACTATTACTGAAGGAGAGTGTGATGCTATGGCAGTACATGAACTCTTCCAAGGTAAGTGGTCGGTAGTATCTCTTAAACGTGGAGCTTCGGCTGCTGTTAAAGATATACGAGAGAGTATTGAATTTGTAGAATCATTTGATAATGTAGTTCTATGTTTTGATAATGACAAGGCAGGTAAAGATGCAGCTAAAGCTGTAGCTAAAATACTTAAGCCTAATAAAACTAGAATCATGTCATTCCCAAATGGATTCAAAGATGCAAACGAAATGCTTAAACAGAAAAAGTTTCAAGAGTTTACCCAAGCTTGGTGGAACTCTAAAAAATACACTCCTTCAGGTATCATGGAGCTATCATCTCAAAAGAATGATTGGTTACATAGAGAAGAGAAAGAGAGTATTGCATATCCTTGGGAGGGACTGAACAAGAAACTCTATGGTATGCGTAAAGGAGAACTCGTCACACTTACAGGTGGTACAGGTCTCGGTAAGTCTAGTGTAACAAGAGAACTAGAACACTGGCTTATTAAAAATACAGAAGACAATGTAGGTATCGTAGCACTTGAAGAGAACTGGTTAAGAACTGCTGATGGTATTTTATCTATCGAAGCTAACGACAGAATATACTTATCAGAAAAGCGTAAGAATTATACAGACGATGACCTTATGAGTTTGTTTGATAAGACTATACCTGAAGGTAGAGTGTTTATTCATTCTCATTTAGGTGCTACTGACATTGATGATATCTTTGCTAAGCTTAGATATATTATTGTAGGATGTGAATGTAAATGGGTCGTGGTTGACCACTTACATATGCTTGTCAATGTTCTTCATGAAGGTGATGAAAGACGTGGTATTGATATGCTTATGAATAAATTACGCAGTCTTGTAGAAGAGACTGGAGTAGGCATGATATTAGTATCTCATTTACGTAGAGCAGCAGGTGATAAAGGACATGAGCAAGGTATTGAAGTATCCTTGTCACACCTTAAAGGCTCACAAGGTATAGCACAGTTATCTGATTGTGTAATTGCACTAGAAAGAAATCAACAGGCAACTAATCCTGAAGAAGCTAATACCACAAAAGTAAGGGTATTAAAGTCTAGATATACGGGGGACACAGGATTAGCTTGTGGTCTCCGATATAATACTGATACAGGTAGATTGTTTGAAGTATCAGAGGAGGAAACATTTGACAATGAACAATTCTAAAATAATATTTGACATAGAAGCTGATGGATTAAATCCTAATAATGTATGGTGTATTGTAGCTAAAGAATTAAATGGTGTCTCACATACATTTGATAACACACAAATAAAAGAAGGTATTAAATTTTTACAAGAAGCTGGAACACTTATAGGTCATAACATTATAGGTTATGATATACCTGTACTAGAAAAACTTTACGGTGCTAAGTTTGCTTGTAAGATAGAAGATACACTTGTTATGTCAAGACTATTTAATCCTGTTCGTGAGAACGGACACAGTTTAAAAGCTTGGGGTTGGCGTGTTGGTTGTTTGAAACAAGAACAACCTAAAGACTTTGATTCTTATACTCCTGAAATGTTAGAGTATTGTATTCAAGATGTTAAACTAAATGAAGCTGTGTATAATTATCTTATTAATGAAGGTAAAATATTTAGTAAAGAATGTATAGATTTAGAACATTGTGTAGCTAAGATAATGAAAGAGCAAGAAAAGACTGGTTTCTTTTTTAACACTCAACAAGCTATGGAACTTCTTGCTGAATTAAAAGCTAAACAACTTGATGTAGAAGATGAAGTGCATAGAACATTTAAACCTAAGTGGGTTGATGATAAATTGGTTACACCTTACATAAAGAAAGATGGTGAACTATCTAAGCGTGGTCTTACTGATGATGAATACAATAGATGTATAACAACTAACAACACAGACCCCTTCATGCGACAATCTTTACAAGAGTTTAATCT